TGCGGCAATCGCGTTGAGCGCAGTCTGCGATTTCTGAATGGCCGTCATAGCAACCTGAGAGGATGCTACAGCCGTCATGTCAGCATAGCCCGACGGATCCAGATTAGCGAGGATTGCAACGGTCTTACCCATGACTGCGCTGCTCGCTCCGGTAAACGTTTTCCACGCCGTCGCATTGGCCTGCAACGCTTTGATTGCAGTGTCGCTGCGCCACATAGCAGCCATTGCCACCGGCGATTTAACAATAGCCGCCATAGCAACCTGAGAAGCCGCTACCGCGTCGATGTCTGCATAGTCAGCGCAGGACAGCCCCGCCAGTGTAGCGATGGACTTGCCAACCGCCAGCTTGCTGCCGCCGGCCGCGCGCCAGATCAGCGGGTTGTTGGCCATCTCCTTGCAGCGGGCGGAATCACTGAGCAGATCGTCCCAACCGGTAAACTCGTAAAACTGGTGCAGCCACGTTTCTACCGCATCGTCTGCCACATCACTGCCGAGCAGCAGCTCAAGCAGCTTGTCGCTGTTGCGGTCCGGCAGATTCACCGGAACGCCCAGTACGACACTCACACCACCGAGGTTGGCGGCAAACTCCTTTGCGTGGGTCGGATTGGACAGAATTGCCTCCATGCGGTGTACGCCTTTTCGGTAATTACTTTTGAGTGCGCTCATATAGGACATAAAGTCCGACTGATTTACGCCAAGCATTATCTCTCGCCTCCATATTCAATCGCTACATAGTTAATCTTGATTGCGTCAGCCGTGGTCGTCGTACCGTTTACCAACGTGGCCGCGCTGTGCGACGGATTGGTGCCCGTCGAGTCGCCGGTGTAGTAACTGCCGGTCTGGAGCTTCCGCAGACAATAAAGAAATTTCTCTGCGGTGATATCCTTGACCAGCACCACGCCGTCAAAGTCCTCAGCCTGACATACAACTTGCGGGATGCCCTCAAACGCCTCTCTAAAATGGTAGGTATTCCATCCCGCGCCCGTGTTGGTGATCGTGCCGACCTCCATCTCGGTGTCCTGCAGCTCACCGGTTCCGCTGTCGCTCTCGCCGCCGATCATGCCGCCGAGCTGGTCAGCGGTCAGACGGCCGTCCTTATCCAGCACCGCCGGACCGTTCGGCTGGCCGAGCAGGGTCAGCGCGATAGCACCAATCTGCGCCGGCGTGATCTTGTGCGGATTGCCGGTGTCCTTGACATGCGCCGCAAGCACAGCGTTAATCGCCTTAAACAGCGCAGCGTGCGCCGCTGCCGAGGTGTTGTGCTCGTTTATCGCACCTGCTTTCTCGGCGCCGAGTTCTGGGGCAGTCAGCCCGCCGCCTTTCACGGTCTTCTTGACCTCGGAAGCCAATTCCGTGGTCTTTACACGCGCTGCAACTTCGTTGTCCAGCTTGTCCCAGTTGTCGTTGAGCGCCTGCTTGATATTGAACGTGCTTGCGCCGTCCTTGTCCGGATCGTACTTAAACAGCCCCAGAATTTTGGTTTTCAGGCTCACGCCTGCACCTCCTCAAATGCAAATTCGCTGATTTTGTGCGTCTGCAATTCGTCCAGCGTCATGCCCTCGATCTCGCGGACGAGAATCCAGCGCCAGAGATATTTGCTTGCCAGATGGCACGGGATCACGCGGTCCACTGCCTCCTGCAATGCGGCAAGCTCAGCCGGAGCCGGAATGCCGTACGCGCCGATAAACGTCAGCAGGATCACACCCTTTGCAAAGCCGACGGAAATCTCGCCGTTTTTCCACGAGTCGCACACGCGCTGAATCAGGTCAACGTCGCACTTGCCCGAGCCGCGCCACCGTGCAATCAGCGCCGTGCGGCGCTCCTCCAGCGTGCCGGTCGAGGCCAGTCCGGCGTCGCGCTCCTCAATGGCAAGCGCCCACGTCATGCTTCCCGGAAACAGCTGCTGCGTAATGTCGAGCATCTGCTCTCGCTGCGTGTCGTCGAGCGACTGGATCGCGGCAAGCAGGTCGCACACCCACTTGTCCGTGCGGTACGCCACCGGCAGGCTTTTCCGCATGTTGTCAAACTCAGCCATAGGTAATTGTCACCTCGCCCAGTACCGGACACTCGCGCTCCGCGATTGCAATGTTCACGATACCGCCGGACACTTTCAGCCCGGCGTAATCAATCACACCCGGCGTGTCCATGATGGCCGCGCCGATCTGTGCATAGCTGACATAATCCTGTGTGAAGACCGTGCTCGCCAGATAGGCCGCAACGCTCTCCTTGATGCCGGATGTCAGGATGTCCTCGGTTACGGTGTCCGATTTGGACACCGTGCAGCTGACCGTGATGGCCTTGCCGGTCGCGGCAGTAACAAAGCACTGTGCGCCGATGGGCGCCTGTCCGCGGCCTGCGCCCTCGCTGTCGGGGTCAATGTAGTCCTGTACCGACTTCACGAGCGCAGGCGATGCAGGCTGACCGGCGTTGTCCGCGATTACGACATCAACTGTGTTGACGCCCTGCACCCGCGGGAACACCTTGACATGACCGACACCGGCCACCTCAAGCGCCCACTGCACATAGTGGTACACGTTGCCGCTCGTCGCAGGCGTGCGCAGCACGACCAGATATCGCGCGTAATACTCGCTGTCCGACTCCTCGGCATAACCGCCGCCAATCGGTTCAGGGTTATCACACGAGGCAATGCCCTGCACTGCCACCGGCATCTGCGTCACGCTGTGTGCGGGCAGATTGCCTGCCGTGCCATCCACTGTGCAGGTGACCGGTACAGTGCCATCGCCCTCAATGGCTACGGTCTCGGTTGCGTAATACTGAACACCGCCGCCGGACTCAAACAGCGTGCCCTGCTCGACCGTACCTGTGCCGGTGACGGTCAGGCTGCCGTGTGCAAAGGTCGCCGCTTTGCGCTCCAAGCCGGAGCGCGGATAGATGTAGCGATCAAGCGCGCTGTCGTGCAGATTTTCGGGGTCAAGCTGCTGTCTGGCCTCGTCAATCGTTGTGTCCGTGCCCTCCATCCGCAGGCTGACTGCGGCTAAAAGGTCATAAGTCGGGAAACCGATGGTCTTTTGATAGCTTTCCGGCATTGCGGACAGCATCTTGTCTAAAATCTCACTCGCTGACATACGTCGTCACCTCCTCACTCTCTCCGCTGTGCAGCCGGACTGTAAAGCGTACCTCCACGCCGCGCCGCACGCGCGTAAACTTAAAACTGTCAAGTGACCGGATAGCCGGACAGAACGCGGCGGTCTCTCGCACGTTGCGTTCAATCTCGGCAAAAATCCAGCCCTCCGGCACGCGCCGGTCAAGGCTGACCGCCTCCACGCCCGGCTGGGTCGTGCCGCTCGTCCGGTAGATTGGGATTGCACCCGGTTTCTGGCGCAGCATCAGCTCAAGCCACTGCTTGACCGCCTCAATGCCCTGCCGCTCGACCAGAGCGCCGTCGATCAGCTGAAAACTGCCCGAGCGTCCGTCCTCATGGAACACAAACTCCGGAGAGCGCCCAATGCTCTCCGCGACCTGCGCGGGCAGCTCCTCCGGGATAACCGGAAACACATCGGCCATAGCCGACACCTCCTATAAAGAATCTAAAACCAGCAGCTCACTGCCTTGCAGAATGGCCGCCGCCTGCATGCCGACCTTCCACGTTTTGCTCTTTGCCGTGGCGGTCATAATCAGGCCATCTCCCGTGCTGAACTGAAATTCCTTGCTTACCACAGAAAAAATCAACTTGGGCGCTACCTGCAAGACCTCGGCGCGATACCAGCCTTTGGGTAGGCTCTTTGCCGCTTTTCTCGCGGTGTTCTTGATGGCCAAAGCCATCTCTGTATCCCATGCCACTGGCGCACTCCTTTCCACATCTTGCACAGTTTTATCCACAACTGCGCTATATTTAGTAGTTATCCCCACGGCGTACAGAAACCGGACACCTCACCATAGCTGCGCGTTACGCGCTTGACGCTGTTGGAGTAGTTGCCCTCCACCGTCTCAAACGACGATGCTCCAGCAGAAATTACAATGCCGATGTGACGGTCGCCCTGAATCATCAGGTCACCCGCCTTGGGCTTGTAACTGCCCGCCGATTTGTACTTGCCGCGAGCCTTGAAATAGCTGCTCATATCGCCAACGTAGCCGTAGGTGGTCGGTATCGGCGCGCCGCTCTTGGCCGCGCACCAGCAAACAAAATAAACACACCAGGCAACGCCGTTGTGGCCGGCCCATTGCCCGAACTTGTTGATGTCCTTGCCGGACTCCTTGTATCCGACCTCGCCCAGTGCCGTATTGATAAACGACACCGCGCTGCCCGAATTACCGCCCGAGCCGCCGATAATCGCGGAGCCGTTTTTACGTCCCCAGCGGTTGCATTCAGCGTTCGAGGACATCAAGAGGTCGAAGTGGTACACGCCGTTCGCGATCTGAATCGCGCCGCCTCTGTCGTTGACCGTGTAGGTCGTGCCGTCGAGGCTTGTGCCCGTGTCGCGCACCGTGATTTTGGTGCCAAACGGCACAGACGGCGGTGCGGCGCAGGTGTGCTTGCTTGGGTCGAGCCTGTTGCCCTGCGCGTCCAGATAACCGCCCTCCAGAGCGTTGTTGGCGGGGTAGTACGCCGTAAACAACGCCTTGACGATCGTGCCGCCCGAGCCGCCGTCACTGCCGCCGGACAGATCCGGCAGGCCGAACACCTGCACCTTGTCCGTGCTGGCGGCCTTGATGGCTGCCGCGTCAGTCTTGCCCTCGGCGGCGGCTCGCACCTGCTCGAGCGCCGTGATTTCCAGCGCCATTGTGTGCCCTGCACCGCCGTAGTGATGCTCCACGCGCGTAATGCGGAAGTTGCCCTTGATGCCAAACGCCGGAGAGTTAAACCGCAGCACCACGCCGCTTGTCACCTCATCACAGCCCCAAATCTCGGAGATGGAGCGGGTCTGCCCTACCTTGTCGGCGTTTTTGAGCAGGTTTTTGACCATCTGGCCGAGCACAGCCGTGCCGGGGTTCTCCGTTACCGTTTCGATGTGCTGCATAAAGCCGTAGCGCTTGATGGATGCCGCGTTGCTGGCCTGTGCGCCGATGTACGCCTTGCCGTCGTCCTCGGCGGCAATGACAACAGCGTTGTAGGTGTCCTCAATGCTGTCCTCACCGCTCACCTGACCGAGCGCCCATGTGATGTCAAATGCGGCGATATTTTTCGCCGGCTTGTGATATGCCTTGATAGGCGCTGTCGGCAGTGCCTCGACCTGCAGACCGCTGTCGTCCACGCGGTGGCGGTACTGCTTGCCGGTCGCAGACGTGCAGGTGTCCAGCACATCACTGATAATGTCGGACGGCGTAGAGCCGGTCCACAACTGCGTGATCTTGGTCGGCAGGCTGCACACCTTTCCGACTGTCACGCCCGCCTTGGCACACGCCTTGCGGATGACCTGATCGGCCGCAAGGTTGTTGACCTGCAGCACGATTTCCGACTTATTCAGATACCAGCCGCGGTCATAAGCGGTAACACCGCCGTCCAGCGTCACCGTGATAATGATGCCGGAAAAGACCGTTTTGCCCTGATTGGTCACGCGCACCTTATCGCCCGGTGACAGGTTGAGCTTGGGCGTGTACTTGTCCCACGGCGAGATAAACGTCTTAAACGTCAGCTCTGCCGCCAGCGTGTCGAGGTCGTCCGTCAGCGTCATGTCACTGGCAAACGCGGTGATGTCGCGCGGCTGGGCGGCGTCACGGTACAAAATCAGCTTGTGGTCATCGACATATCCTGCCGCCATCGGCGCACCTCCTCATTTGATAAACTTGTATTCTGTGACGGCAATGCTGTACTCCAGATCGCCGTTTTTTCGCACGGTAACATCAAAGCTGTCAACCGTCACCGGCATGTTAAGCCGTGCCGCCCCCTTGCTGTCGAGCACGATCAGGCGAAACGGCACCTTCTTGTCGCGCCACCGGTCGAAGAAATCGACATACGCCCAACCATCCGCAGACGCCTCGGACGGCATGAACGAGTACCGGCGTACCGGCAGCAGTGCCGTCCACTCCATGTGCCGCAGACCGAGCGTGCCGATGCGGCGATAGTCGCGGCTCAACCCCTCGTAGGTCTCGTGGTGCTGCTCCGGCTGTGGGATTGGGAAATCCGGCGGACAGTGCGGCAGCGTCCAAACCTCCTCGTTGTTGTTGACCGAGATGATAATTTTGTACACGCACCGCACCTCCTTATGTGTTGCCGAGCGCCGCAAGCACCTTGCGGCCGACATATGCGCCGACCTGTTCGGTATACTCCCGGTTGCCGATCACGTTGCCCTGGATGGTGACGTTGACCGTCACGCTCCGACCGCCTGCCGCCTTGACAGACACATCATGCGGGATGATCTGCGTGCCGCTCGGCAGGTTCATGATCTCACCGCCGCGCTCGTTGACACGGGTCAGGCCGCCGCGCCAATAGGGCGTACCGGTTGCCTTGCCGAGTCCCGGCAGGCTCAGCAGGCTGCTGGGTGTCGGCTTAGGTACCGTCGTAGTGGTCGAGGTCGTGGTCTTGACCGGACCGGCCGTTGTAGTCGTTTTGCTTCTGGTTGTTGTCTTGGTCGTACCTGTGGACGTGCCCGAGCGATTGCCCGTTGTGGCATTGTCTACCCACTCGATAGCGTCGCCCAGTACACCCTTGGCACCCTTGTACAAGCTACCGAGGATGGGGATGCTCTCAATCTTGTCATTAAGCCACGACAGCTTGCTTGCTACCCATTCCAGCGCCGTCTTAGCGGCATTTTTGACCTTGTTGAACGCCCCGGGAAAGGCAGTGCCAATGCGAATGCTGACATCCTTAAACTTGTTCCAAAGGCTCTGCGCACCGGCCTTGATGGTGTCCCAGTTTTTGTACAGCAGCACACCGACCGCAATCAGTGCCTCGACAGCAAGGATGACTGCACCGATCGGGTTTGCCGCCATTGCAGTGTTAAGTCCGGTCTGTGCAACTGTCGCTGTGCCGGTGGCGGCAGCCTGACCGCCCAGTACACCGGTCATGGTCAGGAGAGTAGTAATCGCTCCACCAATTGTGCTGATAGAATTAGTCAAGCCGCTGTTAAAATCGAGCACCTTCTTCACGGCCCACATACCCGCCAGTACCTTCAGTGTTGCAATCAAAGTGTCGGAATTGTCGCGGCACCACTGCACTGCATCTCCGGCTTTCTGCAGGGTCTGCGCAAACTTCTCATCAAACTGTTTTTTCAGATTGCTGAGATCCAGATTGGAAAGCCAATCAGTAAGCGCATCCGCTTTTTTCTGCACCCAGTCCAGCGCCGATCCGGATCGGATTGAGCCGTCCTCGGCGGCGCCCGCCAGCACCCACAACTGACTTTTGAGTTTGGAACTGGTGTCTCCCACCTTGGCCAGCATCTCGTCCAGCGTCGCATGATTACGCCGGGCGTTGATGACCTGCTGATTATTGGCGTAGAAGCTGTCCGCAGCCTTGTCGTAGGTCTTGGAGAGCGTATCCATGATCAGCTGATTTCGTTTGCTGACATCGGTTGTTTTCTCCAGCTTGGCGTTAAAATCATCCTCCATGATGCCGACCCAGTTCAGCGCATCAGCGAAAACGCCGGTCACCTGTCCGGTTCGCGCAGTCTCGTTGGCGGACTCTACCAGACCTTCGATCGGCAGCGAATCGCCAAACGTACCATGCACGCCTGCGGCGATCCGCGTCCATTTCGTTACATCTTCCGCATTCTTTGCCATGTTGGCAAGCAGCTGGCTTGCCTCGGTCGCGGTGTCCGTATCACCAAGGATCGCATAAAAGTTGCGGTAGCTCTTGCGAGCGACATCGGTGGAAAAGCCCGCCGCCTGAAATCCAGCGTTTAACTTGCCCTGCGCAACGCGGTACTCCTCGGTGGCACCGTCGAGTGCAATGAACGCAGCGGTCATGCCTGCAACAGCCGCACCGGCAGCCTTGACACCCTTCTTTGCAAAATCCCCCAACGCCGTGAGCGATTTATTTTTGAATGCGACCACCTTGCGGGTGGCCTGCATCATGCTGTCATCAATGTTCTTGCCGGACTTCTTCGCGGCCTTCGCCGCAGCGACCAGTCCGCCGGACATTTCATCCTTCAAGGTGAGGACGGTGTTGATAACCTTATTTTTAGCCACTATTCCGTCCCTCCTCCGGTGCGTATGCGCGGCAGACGCCTGCCGCAATCAGGTTTATCATATCCTCGTACCAGCGCGCCCGCCCGACTCGCAGCACCGCACGGTCTGCGTAGCTCATCTGCCGGATTTGCTCCGGCGTGATGCCTCGCGCCGCGTAAAATGCTGCAAGGTCGAGCACCGGGTCGCGCTCAATCAGTTTTTTGCCGGGTCCTCATCCTCATCACCGGCAATCAGGCCGAGCCAGGTAAACAGGACTGCCGCGAGCTCATTGACCTCGCGGACATCCATCAGCACCCAGATAACGTCGTACGGGTCGGTCACGCCGAGCGCGGTGTGCAGCTCCGGGTCCTGCAATGCCGGACAACATTCGTAGATCAGCTGTGCGCCGATGTTCAGCATCTGCGCCGGCTGCTCTCGTGCAGCGAGAAATGCCTCATAAGCATCCAGCTGTGCGGTATGCCCGATCTTAACAAAATCAAGCAGCTGACCGCCGACCTTAAACTGAATGACCTTGGCTTTGTCAGCCTTGCGCTGCTCGGCTTTTGCCGCCAGCGCGTCCAGTAACTTCTTGTCCATGCTTTACTCCTCCTTAAATCGTCTCAAGAACCTCGAAGTGACCGAACTTGAACGGCACTTCTTCCTCGATCTTGCTCTTCTTCTCGAACTTGGCGAGATACATCTCGTCGATAGTCACATCGCGGTACGCGATGCGCTCGACCTTGTTCGTGCCCTTCTGCTCGAGGGCAGTGATAATGGTCGTCGTCGGCATCTCGCCGGTCTGGAAGGCGTCCGCCATCAGCTTCAGCACTTCCGAGTCGATCTTGAGCATCGTAAACGTGCCCTCGCCGGAATAACCATTATAAATGCGATAAGTCGCAGGGTCACCGCAGTTGTTGACCTCTTCAAAGTCGCCGGTGACCTTCGCCTCCACGCTCTGGAGCGTGGAAAGGCGCTTGCCGTTGAACCACATATTGCCCTGATTGGAATGGAGCACGCGATTCGGGTTAAAACTATCCATATGTACCTCCTTATGCCATCGCGATCGGGAAAATCAGATCGGTCATCGAGTTCAGAATCTTGACATTTGCGGTCAGGTAAACCGTTCTCTTGAACGGGTTGGCCTTGACAGTATCATCGTCCCAGTCCGCAGCCTCGCTCTTGCCGGATGCCACCCACGCCGCGCGCTGCGCGTCCGTGTCGATGGCGGCGGCGTTCGCGTAGTCCGGGTCGAGGATATTCTGCTGCACGAGCTGACGGAAGTACGAGCTGTTGAGCGCTGCCACCAACATCATCTGATTGTCGCGGCTGTTGCGGTAATTGCCGAGATACGTTTCCCGGAATGTCGCCGCAATGTCGTCCTTCATCATGTCCATTGCTTCCACGGTTTCAATGAACTGCATATCTTCGGTTTTGGTCTTGCCGTCCGTGGTCGTCATAGAGTTAATGCCCTGCGCGATACGCACGGTATTGTCCTCGCTGTTAACAAGGATAAACTTGCCGGTGCCAAGCGCCGCATCGTTGTCCTCGACCTCCTGCACCTCTTTCAGATTGGAGCACTGATAATTGGTGCTGCCTCTCGTCACGTTGCAGACGGCGAAAATGCCGACCAGCGACGGCAGATACGCTACGCCGTCCTTTTCCCCGCGATCATCGGAGAACGTGACCTTTTCGTTGATGAAATTGACAACGTGCATATCATCCGGCAGAGTCGTGAGGTCATAGCAGACCGCCTTGTAGGTTTTCTTCTTGGTGCTGTCCTGCGTCTTGACCCACGCGGCAAGCGCCATACCATCATCTGCACTCTGGCCGGCAATAGTCAGCCAGCCGGTTTTGACCGTCTTAGAGATTTCTGTCAGCGTGTCGGCCAGTGCTCCGGTGGTATCCAGTCGGAACAGGTGCATCTGGTACGGCGCAAAGCCGAGCAAGTCGCAGATGGCGTTGTAGTTGTCTGCGGTGTACAGGCTCTCGTCCGCCTGTGCGGCGCTGAGGTCGCTGTACTGCTTGTGCGTGAAGCTCTTATCCGTATCGTCGCGCACGATCAGGATTGCGATGCCGCGTTCCGAGCGTCCGATGAGCGACACAGCTCTCTGCTCAAAGCTGATTTCGATTTTCGGCATTGTAATTGCCATTGGTTTTACTCCTCCTCTCAGTATTCGAGGGTTTCCATCATTTCTCCGGTTTCGGCGGCGCTCTCGCACCAGCTGAGTGCAAACTGGAGCACCAGCACACCGAGCGATATAGTCGTGCTGACCGTATCGTCCGGCACCAGCACGATCTCACCGGTGTCGATACCGGTTTCAAGTGCGGCGATCAGGCGTTCCGCCATCTCACTGCACTCCTCGAGGTACTCCACCCGCTCGGCGGGATAGTACCAAACGTCCACGTCGATCGACCGTTCCCGTGTACCGCCGCAGGCGGCGTTTCCCTCTGCCGGGAATATGTCGATCTTGAAGGACGGACGCACCACGGGTTTATCGGTGTCCGATTTGGACACCGGAACACCGGGTGCTGCTTGCTTTAACAGCGCGGTCAGTGCCGCGCGTACTTCTCGAATTGTCATATTTTATCTATCAACCCGTCAACCATATCCTCGGCGGCCGACTCAAACTCCGGTTCAAATTCCTCAGCAGCCTTAGCAAACACCTTTTTGCCTGCCTGATAACTGCCCTTTGAGCCGTCACGCAATTCCGGCGTCCAGCCGTCCTCAATGAGATGACCGATTTTATCCGAGGAATATACGCGGATGCGCATCTCGTCATCTCTCTTGTTGACCTTGCCGCGCTTGATGCTCCGGTGATAGTCGCCTGCTTTACGGTCATACTTTGGACGATGGACTGCTGTACGGCGCACATCAGCCCGGGCACGCTGAGCCGTTTTTCGGCGCAGCTTTGTGCCGCTGGTACGCAGCATCTTTTTCTGCGCTTTCAGCATTTCTTTCGGTTGTGCCCCCAGACGTTCCGCAAAGTCCATCAGTTCCGAGCAGTCAAACCCGTCACGCATCCTCAATCACCAGCTTCAGCATAACCTCCAGACGGTCACGGCGCTTGTAATGCGGCTGCCAGTACAGCACATCATACCGCTGACCCTCATAGACGAAATACGTCGCCGTGGTCAATCTGCACGAGCGCGGCCGGATGGTCAGCTTGTGCGTGACCTCGGCGCGCACCGTGTCGCCCGGCAAGGTTTCGTTCCTGCCGGACATGACAGTCAGCGCACCCCAGATCTTGCCGTCCTCGGTGTACTGCCAGCAGGTTTCGCCGATGTCGTTTTCAATCTGGTGCTTGTTAAACACCGTCAGGCGGTGTCTGAGATCATTGGTCAGCGCCATTTGCGCCCTCCTTTTCCGGGTATCGGCTGGACATGGCGATATGATTGAGTAAGGTCTGCACGGTAAACGGCACCTGTGTCACGCTCGTGTCCGTGACAGGCGTGCGGTTTTCGTACCAGTGCGCCGTCAGCTGGAGCACAGCCGTGTCGAACAGCTCATCACTGTCCGACGGCGGCTCCTTGCCGGTCATATCCCGGACGGCAGTATCTGCCGCCCGGATCAGACTCTCAATCAGCTCGTCCTCATCCGCATGGTCGATGTGGGCGTACAGCTTAAAGCGGTCGAGCGTCAGCATCAGGCGCTCGCCTTCACGAGCTTGCGGACCGCATCGGCCTGGCTCGGCTTGCAGTCGAACATCGCACAGCCGAGGAACAGGAACGCATTGGTCTTGACGTCAAACGTCGAGGTAATGGTCACGTCCTCCGGCATATTGCCGATGACAGTGGACAGGTCAGCCAGATACGCCTCGTGGTCACCGATGCGCTCGTCGATGAGCACCGGATAGCCGTAGATGTAGTAGCTGCCGCCCTCGATGCGAACGAGGTCGTTCTTGGACTTGTCCTGCAGCGGCATAAAGTCGGTGAACAGGGTCTTCTTGCTCATCAGGAACTGTGCGCCTGCATCGTAGCCGCCGGGCAGCAGTGCAATGAGATCGAGCACGTTCTGGTTGGTCAGTGCGGCAGTCTTGCCGACAGTGACCGAGTTGGTCGCGCCCCAGGTATTCGCCTTCTCGATGCCGGTGCCCTGATCCGTGCCGGTGCCCTTGATGATGGTGTCCGAGATCAGCTTTGCGATCTTCTTCGCCAGCATATCGGTCAGCCAGTTTTCGAATACATCGAGCGCCATCTGCTGTACAGACTTGGAGATCTGCACGAGCTTGGTGATCTCGTACGCCGACAGGTTGATCTTGGTCAGGCCGGTTTCTGCTGCGGTGATAGTTGCATTCTCGGTGTGGTAGGCTGCATCTGCCTGCTCACTCTCAACTGCAAAGGTGACATTGCCCGGCACGCGCAGCAGCGTTACCTTGTCCAGCAACGGTGCGTACTGGTGCACCTTCTCGATGATGGTGTTCGCGGTCTGGGTCGGTACCAGCGGACCGGCGGAAGCCGTTGCAGTGGACCATGCACGCTGCTCGGTTTCGGTCAGCTCGTTGTTTGCCAGCGTTTTCAGCCATGCGGAGCGGTATTCCTCGCTCGAGCGGTCATACTCGCGCTGCTCCGGCGGAGTCGGCTGCGGCTGGAACGTGCGTACCTCGCCGCCCGCACCGTTTGCGATCTTGTTCAGCAGATTGCGGCGCTGCTCTGCCTGTCCCAGCAGGGTCTTGCGCTCCTCGAGCAGACTGTCGGTTTCGGTGCTCAATGCGTCAAGGTCTGCACCCTCGCTGTCCATCTCGGTGCGGATGGCTGCCAGACGCTCCTCGATCTCGGTCATGCGGTTCTTGCCTGCAAAAAACTGCAGGCCGACCTGATTGCGGAAACCGCCGAAGATCGCCTGCTTGTTCTGATTCTTGCTCATTTACTTTTCCTCCTTTGTAATACCATAGGTTTTCAGCTTGAGTTCCAGCCTGCGACGCTTGTCCGCCTCCGCGTGCTCGCGCTCGGCCTCCGCCTTTGCCCACGAGCGTGCCGCAATACTGGTGCCGTCGTACGCCGGAATATCCACCGCCGCTACATCAAACACCCGCTTGAAACCGGTAATGCGGCGCAGATGCTTTGCGCGGTCATATTCCTGCTTGTTGACGGTGAACGCGAACGACATCTGATCCAGATAACCGCCCCGGATTTCCTCGTAGAGCCTCCGCCCTTCCTCGGTGCCGGACAGGTCAGCCGAAATACGCAGACCGCGTGTGTCCACGGTCAGCTGCAAGGTGCCGTTCTTGGTCCGTGCCACGGGTTTACCCCCATGGTTATAATTCATCACGACATCGCGCATCTCCGCTCCCGTAAACGCGCTCCTGTCGATGACTTCCTTGTACTCGATACCGTCGTACTCGTACAGCACGGTCTCCTCGTCGAAAACCGCCGCGTACCCTTCCACACGGTACTGCTTATCCTCTTCCCCCGTGTCCAACGCCCGCACCTCAAAAGTGCGGTAATCATGGGTTTCCGGTGTGATCGCCATTGTCGCCCTCCTTTGACGTATCGCCCACGGCGTCCAGATTGGACACCTCTGCGTACTCCTTGCGGATGTAGTACTTGTCGCCGTCCTCGACCGGACTCATGTTGAAGATTTCCAGACCCATATTGTGGGTCAGGAAGCCGCGGTCGAACAGCTGCGTCACGACATTCAGCTTGGTCTGGTTGCTCGCATACTGCAAACGGTTCGCCGTTGCGATGATGGACGCGCCTGCCGCGATTTCCTCCGGTGTGAACGTCATAGCCGTCAGCACCAGCGACAGCTGAATGGCAAACGGCTCGATAAATCCCTCGTAGTAGGCGTTCCACTCGTCCTCGTTGTAGGTGTTGGTGAGGATTTTCTCATTGGTACCGAAATACTCGAACACGCTCGCGCGGATCAGCTCCTGCTGCTTGGGATTGACGACCATCGCCGCCGACTCGATCTGCTTAACGTCCGCGTACTTGCTGTCGAACATGGCAACGCCGGTCGAATTACCGGCCAGATTGTCCCGCGCAAAGCGTTCGCGCTCGGCGGTGATGTCCTTTTCCTTGAGGTTGCCGTTCAGACGAGCCAGAAACCGAATGGTCGTTGCATTCTTGATGCCGTTGATAATGCCCTCGGCCTGCGTCTGCGCCATCTGCATGGTCGGCATGAGCGGCCGGTTGTCCGAACCGAAGAAATCGTCCTCGTACTGGTGCTGGGTCAGGATACCCGCTCGGTTCAGCTCGATCGCGGCCTTTTGACCGCCCCAGAAGCTGTACTGCAGATACGGCTCACCGCCGTACTCACGCACCGAGGACTGCTGCGGCAGTACCGGATAATAGCCGATCAGCCGTCCGGCGCTGTCCTCCATCGGCACGATAAAGGCGTTGTTCTGCACCAGATAGATGGTCGCCAGCCGCGCAAGGAACTTGCTCGCATCCATAAACGGATTGGGCTGCATCCCGAGCACGCGCCGCAGATCCGGCCGGGCATCGCCCGTCACCTCGAGGTGCAGCTTGCTGCAATGCCGCGCAAACGCCGCAATCGCCGCCCGTGTCAGCTCCATCTCGTACAGGCCACCGCGATAGGTCGTGTAGACCGGCTGGTAGGCAGTCAGTGTCTTAAAATATTCCCTTGGTGCTGTCCCTCCGGGCGGTCTCCGCGGAAACAGCTTCTCAAGCAATCCCAATGTTACGCCTCCTCGTTCATCGTTACATAGTCGTCGTAGTGGTCCTGCAGCACCTTGTACGCGCAGATCAGCGCAACCGTGCCGTCAATCCTGCGGCGGCTGTCCGTGATCTTAACCGGCTGAATGTTGCCGTTGATGTCGGTGCGGACCTCGGTGTTGACCATGCACCACTTGTCGATCGGGTTGTTGTTATCGACCACCAGACCGGCGCCGAGGTCGGCCTTGAGGTCCTTCATCGGCTGGGACAGCGACAAGGTGCCCTGCCGCACCGGTATCATGCACTGTTCGCCAAACTCGGCCTTGAAGCGGTCGAGCAGGCTGTCATCAATGTGCCACGGGTCATAGCCGATGTAGCGGACATACAGGTCTTCCTCGTCGCGCAGCTCCACGAACCAGTCGAGCATGACCTGCTTGTCCACCTTGTTGCCCGGCACGGCGCGCATCAGGCCGCGCTTGACCCACAGGCTATACGGCACGCTGTCGCGCTCGCGGCGGTTGCCGGCGGCGGCGTCCGCGTCCAGTACGCTCTGCGGCAGCCAGTACATGCTGCGGCGGTAAATCTTCCGGTCACCCGGTCGCTGACAGATGACTGTTGCCGCGGCAAGGTCGATGCTGTCCGCCGCGTCCATGCCGCCGATACCGTAATCGAAGGCAATGCGGAACGTCTCCGGATTTGAGCACTCCGCCCAGGTCAGCCAGCTTGTCGCGGCGTTCTCCTTGAGGTTGAAGTCCTTGACCAGTACGGTCGGCAGGAAGGACGGATCGTTGTCCGCCTTCTGCACCATGCGTCGAAGATAATCGAACTTCTTGATGGTGCCGAGACCGGGATTTGCCTTGATCCACATTTTCTCGTTGCGGTATTCGTCCCGCTCGTCCAGCTCGTAGATCCATGCCAGGAACGTGTCATCATCGATCGAGCCGTCAATCACACCGGCGGCATACTCGTACTGGGCATCGAAAATGCTCTCGCGCACAAAGCCGTTGGTCGAGATGGAAAACAGCAGCGGCTGCTCTCGTGCCGACATGGACTGCTTCATATCGTCATAGATCGCACGATTCTTGATAGCCGCCAGCTCGTCCACGAGTACGCCGTGAGCGTTCAGACCGTCGAGCGTGTTGGTTGCACTCGCCAGCGCCGTGATAAAGCCGAGGTTGTACGGGTAGTACAGGTCGCTCTGGCGCTTGCGGATAGCCGCCGCCAGCTCCGGCGACTGCTTTCGCATATTGACGCAGGCGTTAAAGCTCTTCGCCGCCTGCTCCCGCTTGGTTGCGATGGAGTAAATCTCCGGTGCACCCTCACCATCATTAGCGAGCAGGTCGATTTCAATACCGGCGCACTCGGTCGTTTTGCCGTTCTTTCGTCCCTCGACGATCATGCACTCCTGATACTGCCGCAGACCGGTGTGTGCATCGACAAAGCCGAAAATCGCCTGCCAGCGTGCTTTCTGGAACAGCTCCAAGCGCAGCGGTGCGCCGAGCTTACCCTGCGGCTGCTTGCAGAACCGCTCCACAAACTCAATGTGATGGTTTGCCAGGGCTTCATCGAACACCCACGGCCGGTACTTCTCCGGGTGACGCAGCTTGTCGAGCAGGACGGCACACAGCGTTCTGACTTTGCGGCACGCAGTGATTTTGCCGGTCAGCACCAGACAGGTGTACTGCTCCAGCCAGTTTTCACCCTCCGGTGCCGGTGTTTTCTTTGCTTCGCGCTCCATGCGTTTAACAAGACGTTCTCTCGCCTGTCTGGGGTCTGTTTTAGCTGCCGTACTGCTCACCTCCTCCGGTTTCGCCTGCTTTTGCGCTCTGACGGACGCACCCGGGCGATCCCATTGCCGGATGTGCCGCCGTATCCTTGCCCATATACTCGATATGGGTGGACGGAATGGCAATACCGTCCGTCACAGCGCAAAAACAAAAAGAGCCGACAGCACCATCTCTGGCAGTCTGTCGGCTCTGGGCTCGTAGGCCTCTGGCTCTCGTTGTTACTTCTCGTTGCCGGTGTTCAAATTGGACACCGTTTCCCGCATTTTCCGGTGCGGGCACTCCGTCACCTGCGATGCCCGCGTCCAAGCGCTCTCGCAAAATCCCTGGCTGTTGATCATCGGGCAGGTCAGCGGACAGATCGTGCGCTTTCCCATCAGCCGATACGCCTCCCTGCGGCCGTGCGCTGCCACTCAGTCAGGGCATTCATTTCCCCGTTGGACTCCGGCAGCAGGTCGCACAGCGTCTTGATGACTGTGGTGTAGTTTTTTATCATTGTGTTGTACACTTCGACCTCCGGCGACTTCTTCGTGCCGAACTGATTTTCGCCGTTCTGGTACTCGGATACACAGCCGTTTTCGTTGATGGAATCCCGTAAATCCTCCAGAGTTACGGCCATAAAAGCCGCATTATCCATGAGTTTTTCGGCGGTTTTCCGCTTGTTTTCGTCCATTTTTGCAAAGACCTCTGCGAGCTTCTCGCGCTCGCGTTTTATTCTTGTTTCGGCCTTCGGTTTTCCCATGCCGCACCTCCTCTCAACTACACCCCTCCTGCACCCGTCACTCGGTGAAATTTGAGTGGGTGGTGCGGTCTTCCGCCGGTCAGCGCCGCGGCTCGAATGGGGGGAGTAGGTTTCCGTCCTCATCAAAGCCACAGCGTGCGCCGCTGTGCTTTGCCATGTGCTCAATGTCGTGGCAGTGATGGCACAGCAGCTCGAGGTTGGACCAGCCGAGTGTGCGTGCCGGATCGTTCATGTCCTGCGGCCGCAGTGCCTTGCGATGGTGCACGATCAGTCCCGGCTTGCCGCATCGCTCACACAGTCCGTGCTTGCTGACCATGTAGGCTTCGCGGGTGTCGCGCCATGCCGCCGAGTTGTAGAACGCTTTCGCCCAAGGCTTTGCCATCAGCGCACATACTCCTGCATCGCGTGCAGCGCTGCGCTGGTGGACTCGATGATCCGGTTGATTCGATCAACGCGGCAGGTCAGCTTGTAGCGCTTCTCAAAGCTCGGTTCAAGTTCGCGTTCCTGCAGCAGCTCCTGCCGCCGCTGACGTAGCCGGTCGAGGTTTGCGTTGTACTCGGGTATCATTTCGCGCACCGTTTGCACGCGGCTCACCGCCTTTCGGGTAAAATAAAAAGCCGACGGCGTACACTCCTCGCGGGAATGTTACGCAGTCGGCTCGGATCTCGATGGATTCTGGCTCACGCCGTCAAAATCGACGACGGACTCGCTTTTGCACTTTTCACACCACAGTGGGAAATGCCACAGGTGGGTTTCGTTCAGCGTGACCTGCACGCGTGTCGGGCGTCCGCATCGCGGGCACACGATTTTCTTCTTCTGTTTATGATTATACACTCGTTTTCCGCTCCTGTCTACCCTTTCGGCGTTGTTTCTCCGGCCCTCTGTCATATGTTATAGACAGTTCCAAGCCAGAATCAACGCGCTTGTGACTGC